GTGAAGTGCGCGTGAATAGCCGCCACGACCACAGCGGGTCATCTATCTGGAACCCAGCGCACGGGCCAATGAAAGCCGCAATCATGGGAACCCGCGACCATCTATATGTCGCTGGTCACAAGCATGAATCGGCCTACAGCGTGTTAAAAGACCCGCAGAGCGGCATCGCGATGCACGCGCTGAAGGTCAGTTCTTACAAGGTTTATGACCGCTTTGCCAAAGAGCGGGGGTTCCGCGATAACACGCTGAGTCCGTGCGCGGTCGCTATCATCGACCCTGAACTGCCGCCCGATTCGCCTGACCTGATTAAAATATTCTGGGAACCCGAAGTCGCTGTTGATTACCTGAAGGTGTTACGTGGACGCTATAAACCCTGACCATTACCGCGATGACATTGAGTGCATTGACGCTATCCGCGCACAGTTAACCGATGAGGAATGGCGCGGCTACCTTCGCGGTCAGGTCGCGAAATATAACTGGCGCATGGGCCGTAAGGATGAGGCCGCGCAGGACGCGCAAAAGCTATTGTGGTATGCCAGTTTTCTCGCCGGAGTTGACCCCCGTGAGAATCGATGACAGAGACATCCTAGACGAACTGGCGATGGGCGAACCGGAACTCTGTCAGAACTGCCGGTTCTTCGCCTTTCGCAAAACGACTCCGTTCTGTTCGCATCCCGAAGTGTCCCGTCCCACGGATACCGTCGTACAGTGCGGGTCTAAGTTTTTTCTTCGCACGCGGCCTTGGTTTCTGCAAGAAGCCTAGCAATGACGGCGGCCTCTGCGATGAGGCCATGCGCGGTCATCTTTGCCAGCACTTCGGCGACATCGGGTTCACGCCGTTGACCATACGCCCACGGCGCACGGCGCATTTCGCGTTCCCAACTCCCCGGCTCTGATTCGTTGTCGATAGTCATAGCACGGCCCTCATCAACACAAAACCAAGCACAAAAGACGCTACACACAAGGCTGCATCTATCCATTGCCCGCGGGTCATGGCTTCTTCTCCGTGACTTCAGACACACCAATCTCAACCAGCTTGTCAAAGCAGCACTCCATGCAGAAATGCCTAACGCTGACGTCAGTGACGCGGTTAAATGTAATGGTGCTGGTTATCGTCCCGTGAACGGGGCAGTCGTACTCAGGTTGCTTGATAACCATTGTTGTTCCGACCGGCATTGACCATGCGTCAGGGTCAATAAAGATGCGTTCTAATTTTGCGTCGCCGCGATTCACCAATAATCCCTCCCGCCTCTGCTAGACCGCCAATTCGGGTCAGGCACTTGTCGCCATTCATAATTCGCGCATTCGCGCCAGCGTTTCAGCATTCGTCTAAACCAGTTCATATTAAGCCCTCCTTCCGTAATATCGCTATCGTTCTGACCATCCCCTCAAGATGCGCTAGTCGTACATAGTCACGCTCAAGGTCTAGATGCCCTCGCCGGTCTATCGCGTCATGGCAGCTAGAGCAAGCCCATGCGCCGAGTAGGTCATCGGCCTTTATTCCCATTCCACTGACCCCCGCCAATCGAACGTGAGCCAGCACCGTCGTTTCTGGGTTGTGATTACAGACGCCCGGAAGCCTGACCATACACTCCTGCCCTTTAGCGGCCTTACGCAGTCTCATTACGCAATTTTCTTTTCAATTTTCTAATCTCTTTTCTCAATTCTTTTTTCTCTTCTAGCAATTTTAATCTAACTTTTTCTAATCGTTTAATTACGTCATTGCTATACATAACTGTATATGTTAATTGCAAATATTCTTTTAAAAATTTGTTTGCGGACAAATGCCAATCAATTTCCCTGCAATGAGCAGGAATATAGGTTAAAGAAATCGCATCATTTGCTCTTTCTCTCATAGCTTGACTATCCATAGTTCGGCTCCGGTATCACGATGCCCATGTTCGCGCATCGCTGGCTAATCTGTTCTAGGTAATCCATAAATTCAATACGGGTCATTCGACTAGACCGTTTTATCGGTTTCATCCGCTTACGCCCGAATCCTTCGATGACCTCCCAGCCGTGAATTTCGCCCAAGAAGTATTCGTGTAGGTCATCCGCTGTCCAGCCCCGTAACGCCTCGCCTCCTGCTTCTAAGATGGTTGGGTATACGACTCCCCATAAATAGGCGTTTTGCTGATGACTTCTAGGCCGTTTGAACGGCTCTACGGTTACCGTCCAGGAGCAGTCCTCCGTCACGGTCGCCATCACAACTTTTGCGATAGCTTCCCGCGCTGTTCCTTTTGGGAATATCCGTTTCATGCGGCTCGCCACTTTTCGCGTCTATCTATCTTGATAGACGGCACGTTATAGAAATGAACTTGGATGGCATTGGTGATGTCTTCGACGCTGACGCAGTACCCCCAAGTGTCATTTTTTTGGTCATACCGTGATTGACCCTTGTGTGGGTATTTGTGGATGTTCGGCTGACCATTCGGGGACGGTTCATATAACCAATTCCGAAGAGCGGCTAGACCCATGATGTAGACCTCGCCTTCGCGCATAAAGTGATACATCAAATAATCTGATTCTAGCTTCCAGAACCAGCCTGGATTCCCTCGGCTCTTATTGCTGAAGGTTTCGATAAAGAAGTTTCCGTAAGCGTTCGTGTATTCGCATTTGTGTTCAACCCTGACAGCTGTGTCATCGTCTAGATTAAACACATAGTCGCCTTGGGTCGCTTGAAAGGCTTTCGCCATATCCCCCTTGCTGATATGGGCATATCGACCCTCATAAGCAATCGTCGGGAATAACGATTGGCGCAATTGTTCGCGGCTTAATCGTTCTAAGTCTCTACATTCGTTCCACGCTGTCATCTTAAATCCTCACGGCTGACGCCTTGGGGCCGCACTCCATTCATTCGCCGAGACGCCTTCGGCACGGGTTAAAACGGCATATCGTCGTTAAGTTCTTCTGTCGCCCAGTTATCCTCAGTAATCTTTTGAGGCTTCGGGGCCGCTGGTTTATCGCGCTTCGGCTCTACCGATAGCGACATAAACTTTGACCCATCTTTGCGCGACTCTTTAATCCACGCACTAATGTTGTATTCCGCTCCATTGACGTTTAGCGAACCCCGATACTGCGGTCGCTTCGGGTTGTCGCCCGTGTTGTTCTTAAACAATACGCCACGATTTGTGTTGTCGTACTCAGTCACAATTTCACCTTTTTGAGTTTGCTTACTTTGTCGTCTAGCTCTTGCAGGAACTCTTTGACCTCCTGCTCAAGCTCCTTAATGCGGTCATCGTCACGGTCAACCCGTATAACTAAGAGCCGCAAATTCTCTGGAAGCCGTGGGTCGTACGATACGAAGTCGCACCAAGGCCTTCCCGTACACGCCATTTGCCACTGCATCTGCGTCACATATTTCGCCGGAGGCTTGCCCGACAAAATCCAATCAAGCGCCGTCGCCGTATTCGGGCATTTGATTTCGACTAACCCCTCCGCGACTAGCCCATCTGGACTTGCCCCCGCTCCGGCTATCGTCGGATGGTCAATGAACCCGACTTCTTCAACCAGTTCACCAACCTTCGCCGAGTACGCTGCGCGAGCATAGGGTTCTTGGTCAGTCCCCCATTGCATTTCCGCAGACGTATACCCCTCGGCTACAGTCTCCGTGAGGCGTTCGCAAATTAACTGGGCTAAGTAGTTAGCCCGCGATGCGCTAGTCCCGCTCTTTGTCTTAGCCACGACATCCGCGACTCTGGATGCCGTTACCTTGCCAAGGCGAGCTGCAAACCAATCAGGCGACCGTTGTTCCATCGCTGGCCCCCTGTAATTCTTTTTTGCGGGTAGCAAAGTGTCCCATGTATCGCGCACGCTCATCGACGCTTAAATCTTTATAGAACCGATTGAGCGAAGTGACATCGGGCAACGCCTTAATCTTGTCGATGACCTTCGGGTCGCCGGGGTCGCCTTCGGGTAAATCCTCGCCGCTATAGATATATAAGCCGAGGCCGTGCATCGCTATCGCTTTCGCCAAGCACCGCATGATTGCCGTGTTGACTTGAAAGCTGTCAGGGTCTACGACTGCCTGATTTCTATGATTCATCACGGGCAGCACACAGGTCTTGACGTCGCCTTTAATTTCGACGCTTACCTTGACCATCGCACTCCCATTCTTCAGATACATGACGGGCATATTGTTCCATTCGTGCGCCGTCCATCTTGCCGCTGGGTCTATCTTCAAGACCTCGGCCCATGCCCATGCCCACGATAGATAAGTCAGGTTGCCCTTCTTTTCGCAGTGTTCGTTGACGTTGATTTTGAGTAAGTCGGTCATGTTGTTCCCTTAATTCAAGTTCGTGTTGGTTCCAGTCGTCCATTCATCACCTTTGCAGCTATGCCCGTCGCAGCGTTCTACCAATCCAGCTAACAGGTAAATCGCAATCAACCCTATGGCGGCGAGTCGACTATTCATGCGTGTCCGCTCCGTATTCGTAAAACATGGTTTCTTCAAATTCTTCGGCCTTCGTGACCAGTTCGTCATACATCCTCTCCGGCATTTCGCTACCCCATAGCGGGATATCAGATTGGATACTGGTGTAGTCCCGTAGCCGTGGGTTATCGCCTTTGTGATAGACCCCTACGATATTGGCTTTAACAACTTCGATAACGTCATCGATGACTTCATAGTCAACTTCGACTTCCACCAAAGTTCCATAAAGCCATATCTGTGTGCAGCAGTTCCTCATTCTTCGTCCTCCATGGGTCGCCACTTAATTTCTTCTATCCACGCCCGAAAGGTTCGTGCGCTACCATCGACGCTATGCATCGCCCGAACCTCACACAATGGGTCATCCCCTTCGTTTGCGTTCTGTAGGATTTCATCAACGAATTCTTCAATGCTGACAATACGGTCAGGATTTCGGTGATGTTGGTGTAGCCAATCGATAAGCCTGGAGCGGCCCTCGGCGGTTAGGTCAAATGCGTGCTTCTCTGACATCTTTATTGTCCTCCGTAAGAGGGGCGGCTTACGCCGCCTCACTGGTTATTTCGCGAACCAAAAAAGCGGCATAAGACTTCGCGTCGCGCGGTCCGACGATTACCTCAAGCTGACGCTTTCCAGCATTGACCGCCCGCGTGATTGATGAGGCCATTACCGTGAACTGATACCAATCTGCAATTCGACCTTCTGGCTTAAAATGAACTTCGTAGCTTTTCATCGTTGTATCTCCTGTCTGTGGATGAGGTTATCTATACCGTGGAAGAACTTTACACTCTCCAATCAGGGATGTAAACCCCCCTTTATGTTTACTGTTAACTTTTGTAAACTCCTCCGCATGGACATACACCAACTCATCAAACAAGCCGGAAACCAATCAGCCCTTGCCAAAGCCTTCGGTGTCAGCCGTATGGCGGTCACTTACTGGGTGCAATCAGGCAAACTTCCCGAATCTAGGGTATGGCAGTTACAGGCAGGGGCCGTAAAACTGCCGGAGAAGCCATTACAGCCGATTACAGGCGAAGACAAGGGGAAGGTATAGGGGTGGCTTTGAGTCGCTCTAATCGCCTTAGGTTAAAAAAAGCCCCATTCCGTCAGGTTTGGGGCTTTAGGACTTTACCGGCAGCTGAAGTGCGGGTAGAGTTGTCCGTGGAGGAACAGACAAGGCGATTCTCGGCTATTCAAGCCGGGGCGTCAAGTCATGTTCTTCCGTACCCTCATCAAGGTACGCAAATCTGATGGCAGTGGGGCCGGTGCAAATCCGGTTGGCTTAGGTCACGACCTTGGGCTGCTTAAATTGCCAAGGCGGGTTAAACCGACGGGTATACGGGCATAGTTACCCCTCGGCCTCTCACGCAGAAATGTTGTGGGGGTTAGGGGGGTCTATCTCTGGGTTCCGAGCATAGGGGTTTGTATACACAGTGTATATACATAGAAGATTACTCAACTTACTGAGTAAAAATACTCAACGGAGGAACGATGACACAGATAGAAGCATTTGAAGCCGCACTTTGGCTTTCCATCACCGCAGACAGTCCCGAACGAACCCAAAAGGCGCTAGACCTTGCCAGCGAAATCGGGTTCAACCTGACAAACGAACAAGTCAGTCAAGCGATGGCAATGATTGAAAAGCGATTGGAGGGCGGTCATGAGCATTGAAAACATCGAAGGTCTAGACATTGCCGCATGGGAACGCTGGGTCGCTTACCGAAAAGCTATCAAAAAGCCTCTCAAGGAAGCATCGATGGCGGCGGCGGCATTGAAACTGTCGCGATATGGCAAAGACCAAGCCGAGGTTGTTGACAATTCAATTAGCAACCAATGGCAAGGCCTGTTTGACCTTAAGAAGAAACGCGACCCGTCCGAACCGCCTGTCAAAACCGATAAACAAAAGGCCGTCGAAGAAGCGCGGCTTCAGTACGCGCTAGACTCTAATTCAAGGATGTGGCGCGAAACTTTATTAACGCCGCTGGGCAAGCTCCGATTATGCGATGCCTTGCTAGCCCGATATCTGACCACACCGGATGACCCACAGCTATCGGAAAAGCTAGAGTGGCTCAAACATATCGCCGGTGACCTGATGCGACAGGCCGATATCAAGGAAGTCGCCCACGACGCGCATCTGGTCGGGATGGCGTCCTACTTTTGGGGTGGCCCCGCTATCGACAAACTCCGAAAGGCCGCATGATGTATGCCAATAAGACGGATATGGAACTCGTCGGTCACGTTGAGGCGATACCAGATGCTAGCGAACTATCTCAGCATCTTGCGAACCGCATCAGGCTTCTTGTCAACGAAAACGCCGAACTCCAAAAACAGCTCATCAAGCTCAAGCAACAGCTTATGTCGCTGGAACTCGGCGTCGCCCTTGATAAAATCGCCGCTTATGACGACCTTGTCGAAACGGAAAGACATCGATGACGGATATCGCGCATTATGGGCGCACGTTATTCTTTGCGCCGTTCGGGACTGTAACTCCGTGAGTCATCACCTTCCGGCAAAGGCATGGCTATTCTCTCGCCGAACCAATGTCGGGTCGCTGCGCTGGATATGCGATAACCTGGAGCTACCCTACGAAGACATCCAGCAAATGTCCCTCACCCGCGAAGGACGCGCCAAACTGCTCTTTGGTATCGACTAATGCGCTATCGCCTACGCCGTGACCTGAACGATGCCGAGATAACCCAAGCGATAAAGGCCGCGGGGTTTAACGTTATCGACCTGACAAGCGTGGGGAAGGGTATACCCGACAAGTTAGTCATCAAGCCCTTACCCCAAGTTACAGATTGGGGTCAGGTCTTTTTTGTGTGCTGGGTCGAAATCAAAAGCAAACGGGGGAAACTACAGGGCGACCAGCACATCTTCCGCGCCATCTTTGAGCCTAGAGGCGAGTGGCTAGAAGCGCGTGACCCGCAAGAAACGGTGAATGCCCTTATAGAACGCTACACCGAACAAATTAAACCGGAGGCCATGCGATGATTGAATACACCCGCCTACGCCTAACCGCTTGGGGCCGATGGTGTCGTGGACGTCCCATCACGGGCTACCCCACGGTCGCGGCCTTTATGCGCGCCAATGAGGGGAGCCGAGTGACGGGTAATGCAGTCGCATTACCTGATGATATTTCCGAAGTGGATACCGCCGTCGCTAAACTCTCCCCCATCCTCAAAGCGTGCCTTATCGCCTACTATGTTCGCACGGGGCCGTTATGGTGGAAGGCTACTACGATAGGCATATCCCGCCGAACTTTTATGCGCCGAGTAGGTACTGCCGAGGGCAGAATTAACGAAATGCTTGACGCTGCCCCGAAAACATGATACAAGCGCGCATAATAGGGGTTACTGCCCTCCGGTACACACTCACGGCCTAACTAGACCATCGACCGTGCAGGGCAAACTATGCAGTACGACGTCCGCGCAGAGTTAAAGGAAGCACTGGGCTATCTTGCTTTCCTTCGTAAAGACCAGATTCCGTTCGCTACCGCCTACGCTTTAACCAAGACGGCACAGGCGGCAAAGGAAGACGTCGAACGGGAAATCATCAAGGTCTTCGATGCGCCTACCCCGTACACGCAACGGGCCGTGTTTATTAGGCCAGCGCAAAAGAATCGGCCGGTCGCACAGGTCAAACTAAAGGATGAAAGCGTCAAGGGCATCCCAGCCGTGCGTTACCTCATCCACCACATCGAAGGGACGCAGCGACAACGTAAGGGCTTTGAAGAACAGCTTATTCGGAATGGCGTGATGCCATCCAATATGTACGCTGTGCCTACGAAGAACGCCCCGCTGGATAGATACGGCAACGTGCCGAGAGGCATCATTAACCGCATCCTCTCGCAGCTACAGGCCCAGCGCGACAGCACCGCTAACGAAAGCGCAGAGAGTAAGCGACGGTATCTAGCCCGAAGGCGCAAGCGAAACGAACGTTACTTCGTCGCCTACCCGGGCAGGGCGAAGACCGCGCACCTCACGCCCGGCATCTGGGAGAGAGTAGAGTTCGGATTCGGCGGCAGTATCCGTCCGGTGTTTATCTTCACGGACACCGCACCGAAGTACAGCAAGCGATTCCGGTTCTACGAAACCATTGACCGCAGCATCGTCCAGAACCTACGCGCCAAGTTTGAGGAAGGGTTTAGGGTCGCGGATAGGACGAAGCGGTAGGGGGGGGATGTTGCGTGGAAGCAACGCGGGTCCTCCTGACCAATAGGCAGGTACGGGTAATTCGGAC